CGTGAAACACTTTCAGAAGCTCTCGCCGTTGCACTTGAAACTGCAATGGTAGACGGAAACGGACTGAATCAGCCTGTGGGCATGACAAGAAATTTCACGGGGTCACTTGATTCCTCAAAAGGCTATTCAAGAAAAACAGCAACGAAAGTAACTGCATTTGACAAGGAAACTTACGGTACACTTCTTTCAACTCTTGCAACTAATCCTAACGGAGGCACAAGAACAGTTTCCGAAGTAATTTTAATTGTCAATCCCGTCTACATTTAAAGTGGTCAATGAAACAACTACAACTGGGGCAGACGATTCAAGCAGCGGCGGTACAACAGGCTAAGGAGGGATTTAAATGTCTCTCCTTGAAGAATTAAAAAATTATCTTGACATCACATGGGATGACGAGGGCACGGACAAAAAGCTTGACGGAATCCTAAACCGTGCCCAAAATATTCTTTCCGAGTATGCAGGAGAAGCATTGAGTTTTGACAGTAATCAGGAAATGGAAAAGCAACTGCTTTTTGACTGCTGCCGATACATTTATAACAATTCCCTTGAAGATTTCAAAGTGAATTTTGGTGCGGAGCTGATAACGCTCCGTGCTAAATTTACTGTTAAGGCGGTGAGCGAAGATGCCGAAGTGCGCCGACTTACGGAAACGGTTTTATTATCGGTAAAGCTGTAACAGCGGAAAAAACAATTGAAAGCAACAGTAATGAACACCATAGCCGATTTGTGCGGCGGAGACGTAAGCAAACTGGGAGAAAAATTTGCAGAACTAGAAGAATTACAGGTATGTAATTTACTCTGTAATGTTTTATGTGCACTGGCAAACGGTGCGGTTGCCAAAAAGAACTGTGACATATCCCTTGGACTTAGTGCCGGAGAAAAAATGCAGGAATTTACTCCGGAATTTTTTGAAGTTAATCTTGATTTTTCAAAAGGAGCAGAACTAGTTGATACGCTGTTTACAGTAATAAACGGCGGTTCACAGTATACGATTCCTGACAATGTGCAAACTGTTGAAAAGGATATTGACCTTAAAGAAATTGAAGCCGAAAAAGAAGCAAGCGAGGAAAATTCCTAGGGCGCAGGCGTGAAAATCGCTTGCGCCTATTCTATAAAGGACTGTCAATAGGCTTAAGCTATCAGGAAATTATGATAATGCAGCCCGGGGATATTATTCAGATGTGGCTTTACAAGGTAGGTGAAACAAGCAATGGCAAGAACCATTAAAACAACGTTAGAATTAGGAGGAGAATCTGCATATAAAAAGGGATTACAGTCTATTGACCGAGCGTTAAAGGCTATGTCCTCTGAATTGAAAGAAGCTACCGCTAAATTTTCGGAGAATTCTGCGTCTTTAAAAAACGTTTCTGGTGTAAGTAATGCATATCAAAATCAGGTTGAACAGCAGAAAATCAAAGTTGATTCACTTAAAGGTGCAGTTGAACGCAGTACGAAATCCTATAATGACGCTCTGGCAAAGTATGAACAAATGGCTAAAGAGCACGGGGAAAATTCTAAAAAAGCCTTAACCGCTGCTGACTCTTTAATGAGAGCTGAAGAGTCAATGGACAAATTCAAGACTCAACTTTCATCAGCCGAAAAGTATCTTGATTCTTCCAAAAAGGCGATGGAAGAATTTACAAAGCAGAATAAAAATGTTTTGGCTCTTGCACAGACAACTGACAAACTCAAGTCTAAAATAGCGGAATTTGCCGATAAATCAGATAACGTAAAAAAGATATCAGCTGCATTTAAGGACGTACAGGACGCCGCTAAGAAAATTTCTGACAAGCTTACTCCTGTTAAAAATGTACTTGAAAAAGTAAAAACCGGCACAAATTCGGTCAAAGGAGCTTTCGAGCTTGCTGCTAAAAAAGCCGCCGCAATCAAGGAAAAGCTACAGCCGGCTATTAACGTCTGCAAGAACGTTGCTAAAGCCGCCGCTAAAATTACTTTTAAAACAGCTGAAACCGGAGCTAAGGCGGTTACAACATCTGTTAAAGCAGCGGCGAAAGCTTTGACCGCTTATACAACAGCCGCAACAGGTCTGGCTACTGCAACATTCGCTTCAATTGAAAGTACCAGAGAGTACAGAAACGACCTTGCCAAACTGGAACAGGGGGCGAAAACTTCCGGTAATAGTTTCAGCGAGATGAAAAAAGAACTTGTAAATCTTACAGCACTTACCGGAGAATCAGATTCAAGTATTGAAGCACTTTCAAATTTAATGTCGGCAGGATTCAGCGATACTCAAATAAAATCAGCTGTTGAATCTTTAAGCGGTGCGGTGATAAAATTTCCTGATACATTGAAAATAGAATCACTTGCAGACAGCTTGCAGGAAACTATAGCAACAGGTGCAGGAACAGGACAATTTGCAGAACTTATTGAAAGAAGCGGCGCAAGCCTTGACGATTTTAACAACGGGCTTGCAAATTGTTCAGGTGAAGCAGAAAGACAGCAATATGCTTTACAGTGGCTTGCAGAAAGCGGACTTGCGCAGGTAAATGCCGAATACGAAAAATCCCACAAAGCATTGTTGGATTATGAAAAAGCTGAACAAGCGGTAAACGAAGCGAATTCGAAAATTGCACAATCTGCAATGCCGATAGCGGCTTCTTTTAAAAAAGGGTATGCGGGAGTGCTGGCGGCATTTGCAGATGTATTGACAGGAGTTGATAAAACAGGGGCGGAGTTTAATGCTAAGATTTCAGTTTTTTTAAGTAATATAGCCGGTATGGCGGTGCAGTATCTTCCGGTTCTGCTTACAGCTGTCAATACTATTATACAATCAGTTGTGACAAATCTTCCAATGCTTCTTGAAACAATATTGCCGCCTCTTATTACCGGATTTAATTCCTTGATAACCGGACTTGTTGAAATGTTACCGGAAATCCTTCCGATACTCCTTGACGGTTTTGTAATGCTGTTCAGTAGCCTTATAGATTCCGTAAACTTGGTAATAGAACAGTTAATACCCATGCTCCCTGAAATCATAACTCAAATATCTACTGCATTAATAGAAAATCTTCCGGTATTACTGGACGGAGCTTTGCAATTGTTCTTAGGACTTATTCAGTCTTTGAATCAGGTCATTGAGCAGTTAATGCCCATGCTCCCTGAATTAATCACTAATTTATGTGATACGTTGATTGAACACATTGATGAAATTATTAATACGGGATTTGATTTGCTTGTAGGATTAATTGACGGCATTACGGAATGTATTCCCACGCTTCTTGAAAAGCTGCCGGAAATTATAGATAAGCTTGTAAATACTCTTACCAATTCCGAAAATCTTCAAAAGCTTATACAGTCAGGCATTGATTTAATTACTGCCCTTGCTGAAGGTTTGCCGAAAGCTTGTTTTAAAATTGTTGCAGCAATACCGGAAATTGTATCGGCTATATGGGATACTCTGAAAGAAACAGATTGGAAACAGCTAGGCATCGACCTTGTAAGGGGTATCGCCGACGGGCTTGTCGATGGTGTAGACTTTATCTGGGATAAAATATGCGAAATGGGAAACAAGATAATGGATAAAGTAAAAAGCTTTTTCGGAATAAAATCCCCGTCAAGACTATTTAAAAAAGAAGTCGGAACATATTTAGCACAAGGTATAGGAGTAGGCTTTGTTGATGAAATGGACAAAGTCACTAAGGATATGCAGAATGCTTTGCCTACAAGCTTTGATACTATGGTCAATGCCGATATTTCATCATTTTCAAACACCAAAAATCACAATACATCTTCTTCCGAAAAATCAAACAGCGGTATAACAGTGATTATAGATAAAGTAGAAATACATAATGATGATGACATTGAAGAAACAGCATACAAATTAGCGTTAAAAGTAAAACAAGCTGAAATGGCATTAGGAGTGTGATACAATGGGATATTTTATTTTTAACGGCAAGGACAGTCGGGAATTCGGTATACTGGAAAGTGTCCCCATTCCCCCAAAGGCTGAAAGAACATTGCAGACAGTTGAAATACCGGGGCGAATGTTTCCGCTGAATAAGGTCAAGGACGAATTTAAAAATGTTCAATTGTCGTTTGTTTTAGGTATCACCGACCATGTAAAAGTTAATGAAATTAACAAATGGTTGAACGACAGCGGCAAGCTGATTTTAAGCAGTGATACATCAAAATATTATAATGCATTTGTTCATTCAGCTATATCTCCCGAAAGATTATCAGTACGGTTCGGAAAAATACCTATAATCTTCACTGTTGAACCGTTCAGGTATGACGTAGACAATCCTGTTATATCCCACATATTCACCGATATAAAAGACAGTCAACCGGAAAAGACGATAAAGGTAACGGCGGGCGGCTCGTATTCCTGCGAGCCATTGTATTTCTTCCGCTGGGCAGGGCGTATTGAAATGACCGTAAACGGCGGCGATCCGCTGATAATTGAAAGCGGAACAGAACAGTCAAAAGCAAATTCAGGAGTAATAGGAGAAGCGGTATCCGCAGAAAAGGATATGGAAACAAACAGTGTTATTGTCAATGGAGAACTGGGACGAACACACGGCGAATATACCGATACTTACACTCCGTCAGGAAACGGAACGCCTATATATCATTATCTCAGTCCCGAAGCCACAATGTTTATTAACACTTCTCTCAGATTGGCTTACAGACTTGAAGGCGGAGTAAGAAAAGTCTGCTGTGAAATGACAAGCGGTAAATTTCCTATGCTTGAACCGGGAGAAAATACCGTCAAATTTAGGTTAATGCCCGAATACACATGGGAGCATACAATGCCGGACGGCACAGTAAGACAGTATAAGCATACGGAGCAGAAGCTTCTCGTTTTTGACGTTACTCCCAATACGAGGTGGCTGTGATGAAACAGTACGAATACATTTCCGTTTATAAATCCGATGAAACTGATTTCAGTCATAACGGTATAAGGATTTTATGTCCTACCGAATGTAAAATCACAGAGGTACTAAACGGTGAATATTCACTGACTCTTACCCATCCGTTTGACGATTTAGGAAACTGGAAATTTCTTATTGAATACAACATTATCAAAGTGCAGGGACAGTTATTCCGTATTTACAGAAAAAGCACGTCAATGTCCTCAGACGGAACAAAGCAGCGTACTGTTGATGCAATGCATATTTTCTATGACCTGAATTTCTATTTTATTCGTTCTACCCAATCGGGTATTTTGAACGGTCCAGATGCGCTGAACTGGATAATGTCCCATACATACGATAAACGTGGTTCATTTACAACCGGCAAGCCGACTGACCGTTTTAAATTTTTCAGTGACCTCAAGGGCGATACATCATACGAAAATATGCCGTTTATGCATTCTGCATATTATGAGGATATGTCCCCCACTAAGGCGTTATTAGGAGCTGATAATTGCTTTATCAATGTCTGGGGAGGTGAAATTATAAGGGACAATTTCAATGTTACAATCAACAAGCAGCGTGGTATGTCGAATGCGTTTAATATAAGTTACGGTGTTGACATGACCGAAATTGAAGAAGATGTTGACCTGTCCGATTACTGCGGTGATTTATACTGGGTAGGAAAATATACATACGATCCGCTGAAAAACGGAGAAGAAGTCACGGCACAATATAACGGCATAGTTAGTTTTCATCGTTTTAATTTACCGCCGCTGCCTGTTGCACCCATGAAATCGTATGAAATTTCTCTCACGGAAACGCAAGTAAAGCAGGAACTGGGAAACAAGTTTACTATTGATGACGTCAAATCTCTTTTCAATAAGAAGGTACAGGACTACATGCTGTTAGAATGTTCGCCTGTTGTCAATTATCGTGTCACATTTGCGAATTTAGTTGATTTTGATTTATACAAAGGATTTATTAATTTACAGCGTTGTGAACTGGGTGATATCGGTACAATTTACAACGAAGAGCTGGGTATCAATACCATTCAGCAGATAGTTAAGAAAACCGTTGACGGAATCACAGGTGAAGTTGTAAGCATAGAATTAGGTTCATTACGAAAAACAATAACCAGTAAAGGACGAATTAATGGCGGTTATGATTCGGTACGTACAGAATTGATAAAGAATGAAATTACAGCCAATAACACGTGGTACGGCTTGGGAGATGCAGGCTATACAATGGAACAGTTAAACGCTACATGGGACGAACTGGCAGAAAATAATATTATTCATACGGAGGTGGAATAATGGCAGACGGATTAATAAAAATACAGGGCAGTACAAATGTAGGAAAGTGTGTTGATGCAATAAATGATAACTTTGAGTATCTGGACGGGAAAACGCCTGCCGGTGAAGATATTCTGGAACAGGCAAAGGCGTATACCAATTTCAGAGCGGACGCTATTTCATCGTCCACTAACGAAGCCTTGCAGGCCAGAGTAATGAAAGAAACCGGAAAAGG